TTTCAGAATTAGTTCAAGATGTGCAGTTAGTAAAATCAACTGTGATGCGTCAGTTATTAGATAATATGTATCTAACAAATAATAACAGAGTCGCAATTATGGATGGCATGGTAAACCTTGATGACCTCTTAACATCAAGACCAGGTGGAGTCGTAAGAACAAAACAACCACCTAATCAAGTCATGATGCCAATGCAATCTCAAACGATTTCGCAACAGGCATTTCCATTATTAGAATACTTAGATACAGTTAGAGAAACAAGAACTGGTATCACAAGATATACGCAAGGCTTAGACGCAGACGCATTAAATAAAACTGCGACTGGCGTAAACACATTAATGAACCAAACGCAAATGCGTTTAGAATTAATCGCTAGAATTTTTGCAGAAACTGGTGTTAAAGATTTATTTAAAAGAATATTTGAATTATCTGTTAAGTATCAAGACAAAGAAAGAATTGTAAGATTAAATAATAGATACATTCCTGTAAGACCGACTGAATGGAAAGACAGATATAATGTTACAATCACTGTTGGTATTGGTTCAGGTTCAAAAGAACAACAATTAGTATTACTTAATCAAATTTTAGAAAGACAACTTCAAGCGTTCCAACTACAAGGTGGTAGAGAATATCCAATGGTCGCTTTAAAAAATATTTATAATACGCTTTCTAAGATGATTGAAAATGCAGGATTAAGAAATGTAGAAAACTATTTTGTCAATCCTGATATGGGTCAGAAGATGGTACAACCACCTCCACCTCCACCTGTAACACCAATTGAAAAAATTGAATTTACTAGAATTGATTCTGAGAATAAACGTAAACAAGCTGAACTTGAACTTAGAATTAAAGAGTTACAATCTGATAATGCTAAAGCATTGTTAGAATTTGAAACGAAGATAAAAGAATTAGAATTAAAATACAATTCTCAAATTGATTCTGCTGCAATTAAAGCAGAGGCAGATTTAAATAAAGCAATTTTATCATCTCAAGGTAAAGCATTTACGCAATCACAACAAGCAGCGATGAATTTACAGCAACAAATTCAAGGATTAAATGAACAGAGAAGAACAAGACAAGTTGAACCAGGAAGTGAGCAGATCACACAAGGCGAAACAGATACTGGAGAACCCAATATTTAAAGAGTCTTTAGAAGAATTAAAAAAATTATATACAACAAGTTTATTTAACACTGGAGCAAAAGAACAAGATACCAGAGAAAAACTTTGGTTAGCGTATAATGTGGTTGGAAAAGTAGAACAACACATTCAACAAGTTTTAGATACAGGCAAACTAGCAACAAAACAGCTAGAAGATTTTAGAAAAGAAGAAAAATCTAAGAAATTCTAACAGCAGTTAGGATAGGCTAACTCCAAATGGAGAGCTTTAATCATAACAAAGAGGTAAATATGTCAGACAATCAAGCCAACCCTGTAGAGGGAGCTGAAACTGATTTGCAAAATGCTGCAAAATCAATAGAAGGTTTATTGGTCGGAAACCAAGAACCGAAAAAACAAGAACAGGTTTCTCCTGAACCACAAAAAGAGGAATTATCGCAAGATAGTCAACCTCAGGAACAGGAAAAAATGGAAGCTGAAACAGAAGCTCCGGCTGAAGAAGAAGTTTCCGAAGAAGTATCTCAAGATGAAAACTCTGAGAATCAAATACAGGAACAGGATTCCACCTACAAGGTCAAAGTTGCAGGTCAAGAATTTGATGTTACCCTTGATGAGCTAAGAGCAGGTTATTCAAGAGATGCGGACTACCGAAGAAAGACTGAAGAACTTTCAACTGAAAGAAAAAGTTTTCAGTCCGAAGCGGAACAACAAAGGCAAGACTATTCTCAACGCTTAAATGAGTTGAATCAGTTAATGGCTTTGACACAACAACAGCTTAATTCTGAGTTTAAAGACTTAGATTTAGAGAGGTTGTACGAAGAAGACCCAACAGAAGCTGCTAGGCTTGAACATAAGATGAAAAAGAAGCAGGAAAAACTTTCTGAGTCTATTCAAAAAGTAAGAGCAGAGCAACAAAAGCAATTTCAGAATATTGTTTCTGAACAACAAAAGATTTTGGTAAATAAAATACCAGAATTTAATGATTCAGATAAAGCAAGTAAGCTGAAATCCGATATGAGGTCATATTTACAATCTTATGGTTTTAAAGATCAAGAGATTGGACAAATTTATGATCATCGTATTGTTATGTTGGTGAATGATGCCATGAAGTACAGAAATTTTCAGAAAGCTAAACCCAATTTAGCTTCTAAAATGCAAAAACCTGGAAAAGTGTTATCAAGCGGTGTCAAAAAATCAAAAACTGATGAAAACTTTGCTAAGAGGAGAGAAAAGTTGGGTCGTCTAAAGAAAACTGGTAGCATCCATGATGCACAAAGTATTTTTTTAGACATGATAACAAAAAAATAAACAATAGGAGAAAAAACTATGGCACAAGTAAGTGGTACTTTTAGTACTTATGATGCTGTTGGTGAAAGAGAAGACCTATCGGATGTTATCTACAATATCTCCCCAACTGATACGCCTTTCATGTCTGCAATCGCTAAAACAAAAGCGACTGCTGTTAATCATGAATGGCAATTAGACTCATTAGCTGCGGCTAGTGGAGCTAATGCTCAGATTGAGGGTGATGAAGTAGGTTTCTCAGCACCAGCTTCAACAACTAGAAAAGGTAACCAATGTCAGATTTCAACTAAATCTGTATTGGTAACTGGAACATTAGATGCAGTGAACAAAGCAGGAAGAAATTCTGAACTTGCTTACCAAATCTCAAAAAGATCAAAAGAACTTAAGAGAGATATGGAAAGTTCATTAACTGCTAACAATGCACCAGTAACAGGAAATGATTCTACAGCTAGAGAATTAGCAGGATTAGGCTCTTGGTTAAAAACAAACCAATCAGCAGGAGCATCTGGTGCTGCACCAGCGACTTCTGGAACTAATGCTAGAACAGATGGAACTCAAAGAGCTTTCACTGAAGCACAATTGAAAGACGTTATTAAGTCTGTATGGGACAATGGTGGCGATCCTTCAATGATTATGGTTGGTTCATTCAACAAGCAAAAACTATCTGGTTTCACTGGTGGTTCAACTAGATTTGACCCAGCAGAAAACAAAAGATTAGTTGCTGCCGTTGATGTTTACGAATCTGACTTCGGAGCAATGCAAGTTACTCCAAACAGATTCCAAAGAGCTAGAGATGCTTTCGTAGTAACTCCTGATCTTTTTGCGACAGCTTTCTTAAGAGATTTCTCTTTAGAAGACTTAGCAAAAACAGGTGATGCTCAAAAGCAATTCATGGTTGTTGAGTACACATTAGAGTCAAGAAATGAAGCTGGATCAGGTATTATTGCCGATCTTACAACTTCATAATCTTTGATTATAAATAGTGGGGGAGTAATCCCCCACTTACAATTAACCTTTCGTTTGGTCTTTGAAGTCAAAAGGCGGAACGAAGCAAACTAAAGGAAATAACAATGAGAACATTAAACGACTACTTTTTAACAGCTAAAGTTACTGATATTTCTACTGCCGGTTCTTCTTTCGTAGCAGTACCAGATGGTGGAAAAATCATTAAAATTTTAACATCAATTAAAAATGCAATCACTACAGCAGATGCTGCGATTACTTTTGAAATTGGTGGAACTGCGGTTACTGGAGGAGATATAACAATAACTCAATCTGGTTCAGCAGCAGGTGATGTAGATTCATCTGAGCCAACTGCGGCTAATTCTGTAGAAGAAGGTGATGCAATTGAAATTATTTCAGATGGTGGTTCTTCAACTGCTTGTGAAATGATTGTTACTTTCGTAATCAGAAGATAATTAAATTAGGGGGTGGAAACACCCCCAAAAAATGAGTATAGATTAAATCAAAATAGGAGAAAAAATTATGGCTGGAAATTCAACTGACCCACTATTCGCTGTCGTATCAACTGAAAAATTATCATACACTGGTACAGCAGATCAAAGTGCAGCTTTTGCAAGTGGCGTTCACCATATTAGAATTGTAGCAACATCAGATTGTCATTATGCAATTGGTGCAAACCCAACTGCAACTGCAAATGATACTTATTTACCTGCTGACACAATTGAAAAAATTAGAGTCAATCAAGGTGAAAAAATTTCTGTTGTTCAAAATTCTGCTGGTGGAGATGCTTTTATAACTTCTTTGTCTAAGTAATGGCTAAGAAGGCAAAAGGTTTTGGCGTAGATACTTACGAAAAAAAGAAAAAGAAAAAACGTAAAGGTAAAAATGCCAAAAGACCTAATAAAAAATACACTAGAAAAAAGAGTAGAGGTCAAGGAAAACCATGAGTAAAAGATTTGAAGAAAAAGATGGTTTAGTAAAAACAACATACCATTCAGATGACATGAATAAACAAGTCGTCATTGAACGAAATGTTGATTACAAACCTATTATTAATCATAATAAAAAAATGTACACTCAAAATGATGGTTACTCAAAATCAAGAGATTTAAAAAGAGTAGCATCCATTCCTACTTTAGTTTTAGAATTATGGACTAAGGAATATAATGGAACAGGAAATTGGTTTGCTTTACCAAAAGAAGTACAACAAAAAATTTTAAAAACAAAACTTAATTCTAATGAGTTTCAATATTTTAGAACAGCACCAGGAAGATTATAATGGCATTAAATAATTATACAGCATTAAAAACAAGTGTAGCAAATTGGTTAAATAGAACTGATCTTACAAATGAGATTGTTGATTTCATTGCATTAACCGAAGCAGACTTTAATTCTAAATTAAGAATTAGAAAAATGATTAATGAAGAAGATGTTACCATTAATGCTGAAACAGTAAGTTTACCCACTGGCTTTTTACAAATAAGAAACTTTTTTATTTTATCAGGTTCAACTAAATTACCTTTACGATACATGACACCATCACAAATGGATTCTATCAAAGGAACATCTACGACAGGAACTCCAGAAGTTTATACGATTGTTGGAGATAATTTAAGATTTGCACCTAAACCAGATGCTTCTTACACCGGTAAACTTAATTTTTATAAAAAGTTTGATGCACTTTCTACATCCAATACATCTAATTTTATTTTAACAGATCACCCAGCAATTTATTTATATGGTGCTTTATATCATGCTACTAACTTTTTAGGTGGTATAGATAAAATGTTAGTTCAAAAGTGGCAACAAATGTATGCGACTGCAATGGAAAGATTAGAAAGAAACGATAGAGAAGATCAATTCTCTGGTTCACCATTACAAGTTAGATCAGAAGATACCATAAGTTCTAATTTCGGAGGTAGGTAATGCAGTTAAAGTTTGGTGAATGGCTACCAGATCAACCTGAACATTTAAATCCAGGTGCGAATGTTGCAACCAATGTATATTTTGCAAGAGATAGTTATAAAAGATTTCCTTCTTTAGTAAATTACAGCACTAATAATATTGGAGCTGATTGCAGAGGTGGAGGTTCATTTAGAGATAATGCAGGTAACGTCTATAACTTTGTTGCAAAAAATACTGACATCTATCAATTAGATGGTGGAACATTTACATCAAGAAAAGGTTCACTCACTGGAACAAATACAGACTATTGGACATTCACTCAATTTGGTAATTATGTTATTGCAAGTAATGGAGTAGATGCACCTCAATATTATTTGATGGGTACATCAACGAACTTTGCTAATCTATCTGCTATTGCTTCTGATGGAACGCCTCCAACATTTAAAGTATCAGGTGTTATAAGAGATTTTTTAGTTACAGGTAACCAATCATCAAATCAAAACAGAGTTCAATGGTCAGGTATTAATGATATTACAACTTGGACACCAGGCTCTAAACTTGCAGACTCTCAAGACTTACCAGGTTCTGGTGGAGAGATTGTAGCAATTACATCTGGTGAATTAGGTTATGTATTTAGACAAAACCAAATAGTTCGTATGGACTTTGTTGGTGGTGCGACTACATTTAGATTTTCTGTGGTATCTCCAAACAGAGGTGCAGTCTATGGTAAAACAGTTTGCCAAGATAATAGAAGGGTGTTCTTTTATGCAGACGATGGTTTTTTTGAAATTAATGGTGATACGATAAAAGCTATTGGTGCAGAAAAAGTAAATAGATTTTTTGATTTAGATTTAAACAAAGCATTTAGTGATAGAATATGTGCAGCAGTTGATCCATTTAATCAATTAGCTTTATGGTTATATCCATCTGCTTCTAATACTACAAATACAACAGGTGTTTGTGATAGATTAATTATTTATAACTATGCAACTGAAAAATGGTCATTAGCAGAAGCTAACGCATCATTTATATTTTCACAGTTTGTGGGTGCATATACTGTAGAACTTATGGATATTATATCTCAAAACTTAGAGAATATTAATATTGCTTTAGATACAGACTTTTGGTCAGGTGGTCAGTTATTATTAGGTGCAATTGATTCAGATTTCAAAGCAGCTATTTTTTCAGGTACTGGTAATGAAGTTGAAGTAGAAACTTCAGAGGTAGAATTATATCCAGGTTTTAGATCAAATATTGAGGGAGTAAGACCAATTGTAGATGCTACAGCAACTGTATCAGTAAAGACTAGAGATAGACTTGCTGATAATCCTACTGCAACAGATTACGCTGATATGCAATCTGATGGTTTAAATAATATAAGAACTTCAGGAAGATATATTAGAGCTAATGTTAAAGTGGCTTCAGGTACGACTTTTACAAATGCTCAAGGCGTTGATTTTATTAGTTCACAAGGGAGTCAAAGATAATGGCAGATGTTATTGAAAAAGATATAGATAATGTTAGGTATTCATTTGAAACACAAGAGTTTTTTCAAAGACAACTTGAAGAATCTGTGAATAGCCTTATAAACAAAAATAACGTAGAAACAGATAAAGTTTTTACATGGTTCATGAGTTAGGAGTGATATGGCAGGTATAAAAGATTATTCAACAACAGCAGCAAGTAACACTTCAGTAGGTGGTATTAGTATTGCAGAAGGTATGTTACCTTCAAATATTAATAACGCATTTAGAGGTTTATTAGTTGATATTAGAGAATGGTATAATGATGGACAATGGGTTATCTATGGTGATGGTGATGCTTCATTTACTATATCTTATGCTTCATCAACTTCATTCACTATTGCTGGTCAAGATGTAACAAGTTTTTATCATGCTAATCGTAGAGTTAAAGCAATAGGAACTTCTACTGGCACAATCTATGGAACAATATCAAGCTCATCATTTTCAACTGATACTACAGTTAATGTTACTTGGGACTCAACAGGATTACAAAACGAAACGATTACTGTTCATGTTGCTATTTTATCTGCAACAAATGATTCTATTCCAGCAGATGTTATTGATGGAACTAAAATTGCAGACGATGCAATAGACTCAGAACATTATACCGATGGAAGTATTGATACAGCTCATATTGCAGACTCACAAATTACAACTGCAAAAATAGCAGCAGATGCTGTAACCAATGCTAAGATTGCAGATGATAGTATAGATTCAGAACATTATGTTGATGGTTCAATTGATACTGCACATATTGGAGATAGCCAGGTTACTTTAGCAAAACTTGCAAGTGATTCTGTAAACTCAGCAAAAATTGTAGATGGCTCAATCGTTAATGCTGATATTAATGCAAGTGCAGCAATAGATGCAACTAAAATACATGATGGCACAATTTCAAATACAGAGTTTGGATATTTAAATGGTGTATCAAGTGCAATACAAACTCAAATAGATGCTAAACAAAATACAGATGCAGAACTTACTGCTATTGCAGGATTAACTTCTGCTGCTGATAAAGGTATTCAATTTACAGGTTCAGGTACTGCTGCAACCTATGACTTAACTTCTGCTGGTAAAGCATTATTAGATGATGCAGATGCTTCAGCACAAAGAACAACTTTAGGTCTAGGTACAATTGCAACTCAAAATGCAAACAACGTATCTATCTCTGGTGGTTCTGTTACTGGACTTGGTGATCCTTCATCAACTTCAGATGCAGCAACTAAAAATTATGTTGATCAAGCTGTTGCAGGACTTAGAACTAGAATTGTTGCAGAAGCAGCAACGACTGCAAATATTTCATTAACGACTGATTTACAAAATGGCGATACCATTGATGGAGTTACTTTAGTAACTGGTGATAGAGTATTAGTTAAAGATCAATCTACTGCAAGTGAAAATGGTTTATATACTGTTGTTGCAAGTGGTGCAGCATCAAGAGATACTGAGTACGATACTATTACAGAATTATCTGGTCAAATGGTTGTTGTGAATCAAGGAACTTCAAATGATAATAAAATCTTTTTATGTACAACAAATACAACAGCAACTTTAGATACAGATGATATTACATTCTCACAAGTTACTCCATCAAATGTTGGAACAGTAACAAGTGTAGCTGTAGCTGACTCTGGTTCTTCAGAATTTACTGTAACTGGTTCGCCTGTAACTTCTTCAGGAACTATTAGTCTTGAAGTTGCTACAATTGCAAATACAAAAATTTCAGGGTTAGGCACAGCTTCAACTCAAGATGTTGGAACTTCAGCTAATAATGTAGTACAATTAAATGGTTCAGCACAACTACCTGCTGTGGATGGTAGTAACTTAACAAACTTAAACGCAGCTACTAATGGTTTCGCTATTGCTATGGCAATCGCATTATAATATAGGAGATAAATATGGCACAAAACTTTAGAAGATATACAAGCAATGATGTAGGCGCAAGTGCTGCAACATTATTTACTGCTGATAGCTATGACACTGTTGTAGGTATTTCAGTTGCTAATGTTACAGGTTCAAGTGTTATTGCATCTGTTTATATCAATGATGGTGCAAATGATATTTACCTAGTTAAAGATGCTCCAATCCCAAGTGGTTCATCACTTCAAGTTCTTGATGGTGGTGCTAAATTTGTGGTTCAATCTGGAGATGCTTTAAAGGTAATATCTGACACAGCTTCATCATTAGATGTTTGGGTATCTACAGTAGATGCAATTAGTTCATAAGGAGAATAATGGCTTATATAGGAAATAAATTAGCAGACGCTTACACAAGTTTTGCTAAACAGGATTTTACAACAAGTGCGACTACATCTTACACACTTGACTATCCTGTAGCCAATGCAAATGAGATTGCATTATTCATTAACTTTGTAAGACAAGAACCAACTACAGCTTATTCTGCATCAGGCACAAGTTTAACTTTAACTTCTGCTACATCTGCAAGTGATGATATGTATTGTGTGTTTTTAGGAAAAGCATTACAAACTGTAAATCCACCTGCTGGTTCTGTTGGAACATCACAATTACAAGATGGTGCAGTTACAAGTGCTAAGTTAGCATCAGGTGCAGTATCTAATGCACCAGCTATTATTGGAACTTTATCAGCAGATATTTCAGCAACTAATAATGCAGATACAAAAATTACTTTTAATACAAGAACTTTAGACACAGATAACTGTTTAGATATAACAACCAATACAGGAAGATTTACTCCTACTGTTGCTGGTTACTATTTTTTTAACGCTAAAGTTGGATATGACATAAATGCTGATACTGAAAAAGTACAGATATTAGTTAGAAAAAATGGAAGTGAATTTTTAAGACATAGAAGAAAACATGATTTTGATACCTCTAACCAACAACAAACAATTTCAGTACAAGGTTTAGGACAAGCAAATGGTTCGTCAGATTATTTTGAAGTTATATTTTATCAAAATAGCGGAGGTAGCATAACTGTAAAACAAGAACCTGAAAGAACAAGATTTGACGCTTTTAGGTTAATAGGAGTTTAATTATGGCAATAACAAAATTAGTAGCAGATAGTATTACAAGCGGTGCGATAGCGAATACTCCAGCTTTTAGAGCATACATGAGTTCTAATCAATCAATTACTTCAGCAACAACTACTAAAGTTAATTTAGACAGCGTAACTTTTGATACCAATAGTGCTTTTGATACATCTAATTATAAATTTGTTGTTCCTTCAGGACAAGCTGGAAAATACTTTTTTTATTCTCAAATGAGAAAAGGTGTTAGTGCATCAAGTTTAACTTTAATATATTTTTATGTAAATGGTTCAGCTAAAGGATATGTAAGATTAACTTCAAGTAATCAAGAAAGCAATCAAATATCAGGTACATTTGATTTATCAGTTGGAGATTATGTTGAAGTTTATTTTTATGACAATGGAACTTCACCATCTATATTGTCCAATGCTGACCAATATTCATATTTTACTGGATACAAATTAATAGGAGTTTAATAAATTAAGAAGGAAAAACTATGGCACAATTATCAAACAAAATAAAAGAATACGCAAAAGCAAATGGTGTTGCTGAAGTGGATTTTTTAAATGATGTATTGTTACAAGATGATGGTCAAGGTGCTTACATCAAAGAGTGGAATTTAGCGATTGCACAACCTACTGATGAGCAACTAGCATCATACGAAGCTACTGCGAATACTGCTGAAGCAAATGCTCAAGTAGATGCAACAAGAAAAGCTGCGTATGGTGATATTGGTGAACAGTTAGATGAGATTTACCATGACATGGATGCTTGGAAAGCAAGAATACAACAAATTAAAACAGATAACCCAAAGAGTTAGTAAATGGCATATATAGGCAGAGGAACAGATAAGTTAAGCAACATTGAAAAGTTAGATACCATAACTTTTGATGGAAGCTCATCTTACACACTACAAAAGAACAGCGTTAACTTTACACCTAACTCTGCTAACTCATTACAAGTATCTATTGATGGTGTGGTACAAGCTGGTAACTTTACAGTATCAGGTTCAACCATAGACTTTGGTGTAGCAATTCCTTCAACTTCTACAAATGACTTTATCTTTCATTATGGAACAGGATTAATTACTACTCCAGCAGATGGAACAGTAGATGCTGGAACATTAAGCACAGATGCAATTACTGGTCAAACTGAAGATACAACTCCAGCAGATGATGATTTAATTTTAACTTATGACACTTCAGCTAGTGCATTAAAAAAAGTTCAGAAAAGTAATTTAGCAACAGCACCAGATGTTATAAAATTAGCAAGTGGTTCTGTTTCTTCAGCAGTGGCAACTGTAAGTATAGATGGATATTATACATCTGATTATAATTCTTATAAATTAATTTTACAAAATATAGACACTTCTACAACAAGTGGAAATAATTTAAAAATGAGATTTAATCAAAGTGGTTCTGCGTTAACAGCATCAAATTATGCTTGGAGTAATTTTTATTCTGCTGTAACAAGTGCAAGTTCTACAGCAAGTGCTAATCAAGGTTCTTGGAGTTCGGATCATTTAAAAGTGACATCAGATTTAAATACTACTGATAGTCAATCTGGTTTTGCAGAAATAATTTTATATGATCCATTATCTACAACAAGGTACAAACATTTTAACGGATTAAGTTCTAATATTTATCAAAATGGTAATGGAAGATGGACACAATATTTAGGTGGTCACTATAGAGGAAGTACTGGTGCTATGTCAGGTGTAACTTTATTTTTAGCTTCAGGTAATATTACAGGATTAGATTGGAAACTTTACGGATATAAATAGGAGATAATATGAAAAAATTAATTATTACACCAAAAAACCCAAATGGAAAAATTGTAGATTTATCTGCTGAAGAAATAACACAAAGAAACAATGATATTGCTAAAGATACAGAAATAAAAAATGCAGAACAAACAGCTAAAACAAACACAGAAACTAGAAAAGCATCTGGTAAACAAAAACTATTAGACTTGGGTTTAACCGAAGAAGAAGTTAAAGCATTGATAGGAGTTTAATCCTATGTCTTTGACCAAAATCTCAAACAACTCTCTATCAGCAATATCATCTTTACCTGCTTCAATACCGACAGGAGCATTAACCTTACTCTCTACTCAAACAGCTAGTAGCAGTGCATCAATAAGTTTTACATCAGGAATAGATAGTACATACGATAGCTATGTTTTTAAATTTATAGATATACACCCAGCTACAGATGATGTTATATTTGGATTTAATTTAAGCATTGATAACGGAAGTAATTATAATGTTACAAAAACCACAACATCTTTTAGAGCACA